CGCCAGCGCCAATAACTACCGCGCCAGCAGTGCCACCAACTACGCCAACAACCGAGACTAAGCCGGTTGATTCCGATAGATTCGCTCTATTGTCGGCCAAAGAAGTTAAGCTCCAAAAAGAACGAGAGCAAGTTAAGTCTGAATTAGCTTTGATTAACGCTGAAAAAGAGAAGTTAAAACCAGTTCAAGCGCAATTACAGCAGTTTGAAGAGCTCAAAAAGACTGATAAATTAGCTGCCTTAAAGCTTATGGGATTTACAGAAGAAGACATTTTAAATTTTATAGCCAACAAAGAAGAGCCAGTTCCTCCAACTATGGAAGAAATCGCAGCAGCAGCAGCTAAAAAAGAGCGTGAAGACTGGGAAAAAGCTCAATCTGAGAAGGATCTTAAGGCCCAAACAGAGCGAGATGAAAAGAATATCAAAGCTTTTAAAGATGGTATTGGTGACTCAATCAAAAAAGATGCTGAAAAGTATGAATATTTGAACCATTACGGCGAAGTTGCTCAAGAATTGGTATATGAAACAATCTTAGGATTCATGCAAGAAGATCAAGCGCTTACACCAATTGATGCAATGAAAGAAGCGCTTGAAGCTGTTGAAAGTTATTACGAAGAAGAGTTCACAAAAGTTACGACTTTAAAGAAGTTTCAGACTAAATTTAAACCGCCTGAGCCTGTTGTTGAAACGCCTAAGCAGCCAGAACGTAAAAAGGTCGTACAAGCTCCAACTCAACCAATAGCGCCAAAAGTCGATAAACGTCCCGAGGTTACGCCACAGCCAGCAACTAGGGAGACACACTCACAAAAGAAAGAACGCCTTGCAGAGAAGCTTAAAAACCTTGGCAGAAGCGTATAAATGTTACGTTTTGCACATTTGTAAAGGCTTGTCTTTCCTAAGACACACTAAAGCTCATTAAGACATTAGAGCATCAAAAGTCATAGCTTAAAAAATAAACTATAACAAAAGGATGCTTTAATGGCTAATTTTACACAATCCTCTGTCGCAGGGATTTTAAAAGAATTGTACGACGATCAAAAAGTTCAATGGCTTACATATAAGGATAACCCTTTATTGGCCATGATGAAAAAAGAAGAAAAGTTTCCAGGTAAATACTTTCCACAACCAGTAGTTTATGGCTTGTCTCAAGGTGCTTCTGCTACCTTTTCAAGCGCATATAATAACCAAACCTCTGCATCTGTAGCTGAGTTTTTAGTGACTCGCGTTGCTGACTTCTCATTAGCTACTATCGATGGTCAATTATTAGCTGCTGCACAAACAGACCCAGGTGCTTTCATTGATGGCGCTGAGCTAATGATTGATGCTGCCTTTCAAACTGCGGTAAATCGTTTAGCTTCTGCAATGTTCAGAAATGGTGCTGGTACTATCGGTCAAATTAGCACTTTGACTCACGTTTCAGGTTCTGGTCCATATGTTACTGATATTTTATTAACTAATCCAGATGATGCGGTTCAATTTGAAATCGGTCAGGCTATGGTTGATGTCCAATTGTCTGATGGTTCAGGTTCTCATTCAACTTTTGCTACTCCTCAAACCATTACAGCAGTAAATCGTAATTCCGGTGTATTAAGAGTAAGTGGTGCAGTTGATGCGACTTCTGATTTTACAGCGGCTTATTACTTAGCAGTACAAGGTGACTTGCCAACTACCTCTAATAACAACTTTCAGCCTTCTGGTTCAACAGCTACTAACAGCTTGTTAAAACTTGCTGGATTAGCTGCTTGGTTGCCATTAGTTGCGCCTACTTCTGGTGATTCGTTCTTTGGAGTTGATCGCTCTGTAGATGTTCAACGTCTTGCTGGCGTGTCTTTTGATGGTTCAGCATTAAGCTTAGAAGAGGCATTATTACAAGGTACTGGCCGAATTGCTTTAAATGGTGGTCGTGTTGATACTGGCGTGTGCTCTTACTCTACTTACACAGCTTTAATCACTTCATTAGGTTCAAAAGTTCAATATATCGACGAATCTATCGGTGAAATTGGTTTTAGAGGTGTGCAAGTGAATGGTGCCAACACTGTAATGTCGATCTTTCCTGATCGCAACTGTCCAGATGGCGTTATTTACTGTTTAGAAATGGATTCTTGGGTTCTTAGATCACAAGGTCCTGCTCCACACATCTTGAAATATATGGATGAAATCGAAATCCTACGTGTTCCAGGTGTTGATGCTGCCGAGTTGCGTGTTGGTTCATATGTAAATATGTATACAAACAAACCAGGGCACAACGGAGTTATTCAAGTACAAGTTCAACAGTTCTAATTAAACTAGAGGAGCCTCAAATCTGGGGCTTCTCTCTCTTATACTGCTGGGGAGCAAGGCAAAGAGTAAACCTTAACCTAAGAGGAAATTTATATGGCTAATCGCCGTTACAACCAATTTTTTAATACACTTCACAAAATGCCAGTTCTTTTAGATTGTCAATTCACTGTAGACGCTACAGATGGAAACGGGGTAACTGGACTTGTGGGGCCTGGTATTCAAAATGTATGGATGCATACTTCTACAACTCCGAGCGCTGGAAACCCAAATCCAGCAAGTGGATATGCTGTAGTTCAGTTACAAGATAATTACAATAAACTATTCGGTTTTGAATCAGCTATTAAGTCGCCGCTATCGGGCTCTAGCCTTTTAGTTGCATCTGCTGGTTTAACAATCGGGCAACCCTATGTTATCACTATTTTAGGAACTACAAGCTTAGCTCAATGGATCGCATTAGGCGTTCCTGCCGGAATTGCTCCTGCTGTTGGCGTTGTGTTTGTTGCTGCTGCAACTTCTGCAACTGGCACTGGCGCTGTTCAAGTTCCAAAAGTAGGTAGCTCAGGCATTGTTGGGGTTGATCTTTTTGGTAATCCAGATTTATCGATTCAATCAACAGCTGGCAACAATATGGGAGTGAGCTCTGGTTCATATTTAATCTTTAGATTTAATGGACTAAGTTTTGCCGCTGGCGCCTATACCCCTGCTGGTACTGTTGCCGCTCCTGTGTTTACTGGATCAGCATTAGGAGCACATACACATGATTTAAAAATCATTGGTGGACAGGCTGCTGCTGGCACTGATGCTGTAAGCGCTAAAACCCTTACTCTCGGCAAAGAAGCTGCGACAGATATTACAATTGCTGGCGCTAACTCTGCTACCTTAGGAGGCAATGTTGCCGCATCGGCCGGAACTCCTGCTGGTACGAACTCAGCGCCAGTATTTACAGGTTCTGCTGCTTCATTAACAGGTACAGCGTCAATGATAGCCGCCGCGCCTGCTGCTGGGTCAGTGGTTTATTTACAGTTGTATCTATCAAATTCAAGAATTTTGAATAAAGGTGAATAATGATTTTACCAGACGATAAAAAGCGAGTAGCTACTATTATCAGTCGAAGAAAGGGCGCTAAGGGTGAAAACCTTGGCGCTGCTCCTATGGTTCCAGAAGTGGTTAAGCATGAAGATGGATCTATTGATGGTCGTCATGTAGCTGCTCAAGATATGATTGCTGCTTTTCATGAAAAAAGTCCTGAAAAGTTAATGCGAGCTATGGCTAATTTTCATGATTTACATATGGCTATGCCAAAAGAAGAAGAAAAAGAATAGGGGTTTAGATGCCTACGCCTCCCGCAATTGGAGCTGTATTAACACCGGCTGGATTTACTGCGACATCTGCGCAAGATGCGGTAATTCTTAATTGGGACTACACCCCTTTAGCAACTATCTATTATATTAACAGAAGTGCTGACAACGTCACATATACAACTATAGATTCAACAACTGAGTTAAACTTCAATGATACGACAGGCGTTGTTGGCACAGTTTATTATTACACAGTTCAAGCAGCAACTTCTCTAGCTTCTTCAAATGCTACAAATGCAAAACAAGCTGTAAGTCTTAAGCCAGGACAAACAACGCTTGGCAATCTCAGATTAGAGGCTCAACAAAGATCAGATTTAATTTATTCATCTAATATTACTACTCAAGAATGGAATAGTTACATTTCTAATTCTTATAAATGGCTTTATAATTTATTACTTCAAAAGTTCGGCAATGATTATTTTATTGCTGATCCTTATACTTATACAACATCGGGCGAAATTGATCCAGTTACACAAGCTCAGACCTTTCCTTTGCCAGATGATTTTTACAAACTTATGCGCGTCGA